TATCCGGCATAAAGGTGTGGAAGTTGGAAAGCGGCCCCTCGTCCGGCTCGGAGAAATGCAGGAAGGAGGCAATCGTTCCTGCCACATCCTTCACACTGTCCACCAAATGGCTAATCTTCGCTTTAATACCATCAATTAAGCCGCCGATGATATCCTTGCCCCACTGCAATGCCTGTGAGGGCAGGCCCTTGATGAAGCTGATCGCCGCATCGAATCCGCTCTTCACTGCCCCGGCGATACCGCTCATGGCATTCTTGATTCCTGAGAGCAGGCTGTTAAACACATTTACAACCGCATCTTTCAGGCCGCCCACGATACTGGTAACCGTGGATTTAATGGCATTCCAGACGGAAGTAATGACCTCTTTTATCGCACCCACCACGGAACTTACTGCGGATTTGATGGCTTCCCATGCGGCGGTGATGGCAGATTTAATCGCCTCCATAATGGAAATGACCGCTGACTTGATGGCCCCCCATGCCTCCACAGCCACATTTTTTATCGCTTCAATGGCGGAGGAAACCGCACTCTTTATGGCTTCCCATGCGGCAATGACCGCGGAGCGTATCGCCTCCATTGCTGTGGAAATGGCGCTCTTTATCGCCTCCCACGCGGAGACCACCACGTCCTTAATGGCGGAAAGCACCGCCGTCACCGCTGACTTGATGGCTTCCCATACCGTGGTAATGACGTTTCTGATCGCCTCCATTACCGTGGTGACGGTATTCCTGATTGCCTCCCATGCGGAGGAAAGGAAAGAGCCGATGGCGTTTGTGACAGTTTCAATCACGGATTTAATCGCATTCCATACCGTGGAGACCACCGTCTGAATCACATTTAAGACCGTGGTGATAATGGTTTTGTAAAACTCGAACCGCGCCACGATCAGCGTCTTTATCACATCAAGCACGGTTTGGAAGATATTCTTGATGCCCTCCCATAAGCCGCTAAAGAAATCTTTCAGACCGTTCCAGATGGACTGCGCCGCCCCGGTGATGGCATTCCAGATATTAGAGAAAAAGTCTTTTAATCCATTCCACACGGCTATGGCGGCATCTTTTATCACATTCCATAAGTTGATCCAGAACTCCCGGAATCCCTCGCAGTTATTCCACAGTGCCACGAAAATGGCAATCAGAGCCGCGATTGCCGCAATGACCAGCGTCACCGGGTTCGCAGCAAGTATTCCCCACAAGGCACTCAGCCCTCCGCCGATACTGGAAATGCCGCCAATCAGTGTCGGGATGAAGGTCATAATGCTGCCCACAGCCGACACAACTTTTCCTATGACGATAAGCACGGGGCCGATTGCAGCGGCAAGAAGCCCTATGGTGACAATGGTGTTTTTGGTGCCTTCATCCATTCCATTCAGCTTGTCAACAAATCCCTGTACCCATGTGACGATCTGGCGGATGGCAGGCATGAGGATTTCACCGAAAGAAATAGCCAGCTCTTCCAACTGGCTTTTCAGGATGGTAAGCTGTCCGGCAAGGTTATCCTGCATGGTGGCCGCCATCTCCGCCGACTTCCCGTCACAGTTTGCTATGGCGCTGCTCACCTTTTCAATATCCGCAGGGGCAGCATTCATCAATGCAAGGAAGCCCGACATGGCATTTTTGCCAACCAAAGCCTCCGCCGCCGCTGCTTTCTCCGATTCGGACAATCCGCCGAATGCCGTCCGGCAGTCAGCCAGGATGGCGCTTAAATCCCTCATGCTCCCGTCCGCATTGGTGGTGGCGATGGTGACCTCCCCGATGCTCGAACCGCAGATTTGCACTTCCCCGGAAAGGTTGCTCATGATGGTACGGAGCGCAGTACCGGCCTGCGTGGACTTGATGCCCGCGTTTCCCATTAAGCCAATTGCCTCTGCGGTATCCTCTGCAGAAAAACCAAGCGCCCCGGCAATAGGCGCACAGTATTTAAAGGTCTCACCCATCATGGAGACGTTGGTATTGGCATTACTGGATGCCGCCGCAAGGATGTCCGCGAAATGCCCGGAATCCGCTGCGGTAAGGCCAAAGGCGGTAAGCGCATCCGTCACGATATCGGAGGTAGTTGCCAAATCCTCCCCTGATGCCGCCGCAAGGTTCATGATGCCCTCAATGCCGGAGAGCATATCCGAAGTTTTCCAGCCGGCCATCGCCATGTAGTTCATTGCCTCGGCTGCCTCCGATGCGGAGAACTTCGTCTTGCTCCCCATCTCGCGGGCTTTATCCCGCAGGGCATCAAGGTCTTTCCCCGTTGCCCCGGAAACCGCCCCGACCTGGCTCATGGCGGTATCGAAGTCCGCCGCCGTCTTGACCGCCACCGTGCCAAGCCCCACAATGGGCGTGGTCACAGTCTTGGTGAGGGTAGTTCCGACACCGGAAATTTTATCCCCTAAGTTCTTCAAGTCCTCGCCCACGGCGGCGATCTTCTGCACCGCCACCGCTGACTGGTTCGCCTGTTCTTCGAGGCCTTTTAATTTTTCCTCAGTCTCGATGATCTCCCGCTGTAGCCCGTCATACTGCTCCTGGGTGATCTCCCCTTTTGCCAGCGCTTCGTTTGCCTGTTCCGCAGCGGCTTTCAGGGTTTCCAGCTTTTCCTTCGTTTCCCGCACCGCATCCGCAAGGAGCCGGTGCTTCTGTGCCAGCAGTTCCGTGTTGCCGGGGTCCAGCTTTAAGAGCCTCTCCACATCCCGAAGCTGTGACTGTGTGGTGCGTATCTCCCCATTTACCCCTTTCAGCGCGGCTGTCAGCTTTGTGGTGTCGCCACCAATCTCCACCGTAATGCCCTGTATCCTTGACGCTCCCACCCAAAGCACCTCCCCACGAAAAAAGGAAGCCCTGAGGCTCCCTGAAAAATGCGTAAAAAAAGACACCTGCTGTGATGGCAAGTGCCTATGTAAGAAATCTATTCAGTTTTAGTCCTTAGATATTTAAATGGCTAATTATCTCATTCGCAATAGCATCCGCATCTTCATTTTCCGTATCAATCCGAATAGCATCTGGAAAATTCGCATCTAAAAATGCTAAATTATATTTAAGCCATTCAATAGCAAACCCCCTTTCCCTATTATCATCTGAATTTATTCGTGATTTTATAGTTTCCTCACTCGCAGTAAGAATAATATGCAACACATTTCCTTTTAAATTAAAATGTTCAAAAAGTAACTCCACACCTTCCTTTTGAGTTAAAGCCATAACAATAACTAACTGTTTATTTGTGTTTTCCAATTTCTCTTCAATAACTTTTTTGAATCTCATTAGGAAATTTTTATTATTTTGCGGCAAAGTTCCCCCGAAAGCTAAAAGCATATTTTCTTTTACCATCTCTTGATAATAATAATCTGATTCTAAAATTTCAATTTCAGTATCTAAAAGTTCTCCTATTTTTCGTGCCACAGTTGTTTTTCCTACGCCATAAGTTCCATTCAGCCAAATAATCATTGCCTTTTACCTCCGAATCCATCAGCCTTTTTCCACCACCAATAATAGCAGAAAAAGGCTGTTTTTTCAATTAAAACAAATCCATATCCTCCTGCGTTCCAAGCACTGCATAGGAGCAGGAGTCGTTCCTGCTCTCACAGTACATATCGTTGATTAATCCAATGGAGAGCAGTTCCAGATCAGACATTGAAAGCCCTAGCTGCACACACCGCAGCAGGAACAGCGGCGTGGTCATTTCCCGCTCAGTTGGGCGAAGTTTTTTTTAGCCTCCACATCCGTCTGCACATTCAGCCCCCACAGTTCTATAAGCTGCGGCAATACCTGATAGATGGAAAACGTGTTGAATCCGTCCAGCCATTCATCCACTTCATTCGGTATCTGCGGGTCGGCGTGCTTCGCCATCGTGTAGGCTATATTCTCGAACATCTCCAAAGAGAATAAATCCAGATTGGAGTTTTCCTCATCCCCCTCGCCTATGCTCTTTTCCAGAATCCGCAGGTCTTTATAAATATCACGCTGGAACTTCAAACGGTAAATCCTCGGAATCGCCGCCGATGCCTTGAACAGCACATCCTGCCCGTCAATCTCTATTTTTCTGACAATGCTCATATCCTTTCAGCCTCCTTATCCCTGTCCTTCTGTCTCTGCATCCACTGCCTTTGGTTCCGGCAGATAGACGGATTTATACCAGTTGGCATACGTCTCCGCAGATGTCCTGTTCCCGGTCTTGGCTTTCACATAGCCGCTTGCCAATGGACGCGCCTTGATGGTCAGCGTCTCGGTCTGCACCTCCCGGCTCTCCTCATTGGTCTTGCCCTCGATCTTGGGGCGGC